GTGATTAGGTGTGAGCCTAACTATGCAGTATTTAAAGCACTTGCAAGTAAGGATGGTAAAAGCATAGAAACTTTTGGTTCTGCCTTAAAAGGAGATACTTACAAAGAATCAAACACTAACTCTTGGTACGTTGCAGAGATGGCTGAGAAACGTGCTATGAGCAGAGCTGTGCTAAAACTTACTGGCTTTTACGAGTTGGGAGTATTTGGCGAGGATGAAAGCGAGAGTTTTAAAAAACCCAAAACAGAATACAAAACCTTATAAACATAAATAACAAATAAATAAATAAACTATGAGTGCATTAATAAACTTTAATTTAAGAGTAGATAAACTCCCTAAGGAGAAATTTATTGCTGGTAAGGAAGGCGCAGTATATGTCAATCTTACAATGGCTGTAAATGATGAAACACGATATGGAAACAATACAAGCGTATATGTGGCACAGTCAAAAGAAGAAAGAGAGGCTAAGAAACAACGCCAATACTTAGGCAATGGTAAAGTCCTATGGACTGACAACAACATTGTCCTCGCAGAGCGTGAGCCACAAGCTGAGCCAGTTACTACTGAGAAAGCAGATTTACCATTTTAATTAAAGGGGGGTTTTTTAACCCCCTTTTTTTTATACCTTTACTAAAACAAAAACAAACATAAATAAATGACCGAAGAAGAAACAACTCAAGCTATGCTGATGGAACTTATAAAAGAGGAGTGTACTATTGACACTACCGAAGTTATGGAGTACCCACCAACAGCTTTGAGTTATGGAGAGAAAACAATACAAACTACAAAAGGAGATATTACGTTCCCTATACCTATTGGAACTTATGGTAATTTCTCATTTGTACAAGCACCGCCTAAAAGTAAAAAGACCTTTTTTGCCTCATTATTAGCTTCAGTATATTTAAGCGGTGGTAACAACTTTGGTGGTAATATTAGAGGACACAGAGATAATAAGTGCCTTTTGCATTTTGATACAGAGCAAGGACACTGGCACAGCCAAAGAGTATTTAAAAGAGTTTTAGATATGGCTAATGTGCAAGATGTAGGATGCTACCAGACCTATGCACTAAGAACAATAAACTACAAAACAAGGATAGCGTTTATAGAACACATACTAAAAGAGAACGGAGATAAGAATGGTTTAGTTTTGATTGATGGTATTGCTGACTTAGTAAGTGATGTAAACAACTTAGAAGAAAGTAATTTATGTGTGCAAAAAATAATGGAATGGAGTGCCAAGTTTAACTGCCATATAGTTACTGTAATACATAGCAATTACGGAAGCGAGAAGCCTACTGGGCACTTAGGCTCGTTCCTGGAAAAAAAGACAGAAACCCAAATACAATTAGAACTAAACTCAGTACACAAGGATAACATAACAGTTAAGTGTAAAAGGTCAAGAGGCTATGCGTTTGAAACCTTTAGCTTTAGTGTAAACGAGTTAGGACTGCCATTTGTTGTAGGAGAAATATACGACCCTTTAAAATACTTTATAACAACTAAAAAGAAGTTGGGATGATAGAGCTAAACATAACAAAAGAAAGTATTGCAGAAGCTAAGAAGCTATATGACTTTGGAATATTAAACAACAGCTACACACAAGGAGAGGGTAATAAGTGCGGTGCTTTAGGCGAGGTCTTAGTAAGACAGTACTACAACGCCATTCAAGAAAATACTTATGACTATGATTTAATAATTGACAATAAAAAGATAGACGTAAAAACCAAAAGATTTAATGCAAGACTAACACCAACAATGAAATGGACTGCAAGTGTTTTAGCTTTTAATACTAAACAAAAGTGTGATTACTATTGCTTTGTTGGTATGTCTGATGATTACAAAAAAGCCTATCTCTATGGTTTTATTGCAAAAGATGAATTTTATAAGACTGCAATATTTAGAAAAAAAGGAGATATAGACCCAAACGGAAGTAGTAAGTGGACGTTTAGACAAGATACTTACAGCACGACAATATCTGAATTATACTTTAATTTAAAATAAAATGAAATCACTTGTAGAACTTGCTTACGATAAGCACAAAAATTGGGTAAGCATCGTTAAATCGTTCGGCTGCAAAACCAGCTTGGCTGAGGACATCGTACAAGAAATGTATATCCAGCTTATATGTGATGTTCAAAAAGGCTTAGACCTTTACTACAATGGCGATTGCAACACTTACTATATATATAAGGTCTTGCGTGGAATTTACTTAAACACGCACAAGAAAGAGGCACGAATGATAAAAACATACATAGAAGACATAGACGGAGAAGTAAAGCAAATAGATGACTTAGGAATAGACGAGGTACAATATGCAAAGGATAAAACTAAAATAGACAACTTACTTGCAGAGATGCGCTGGTACGATAGCAAGGTATTTACTTTAGTAGCTTCTGGGCAAAGCGTAGCATCACTAAGCAGAGAAACAAAAATAAGTTATTATAGCCTTTACAACACTTACAGAAACGCACTTAAACACATAAAAGACAATATATGAGATTAGGAGATTTAGTTTACTACATTACTTATTATACTGGAATACGTTGGATAGTTAAAAAGATATGGGGAGAAGATTGCGGGTGCGATGAAAGACAGCGCAAACTAAATGAGTGGACTGATATAGATATAGACCTATGGAAGAAATAGACAAAAAAGATTGGCAGCAGTTTAAAGCTGATGTTAAGAGTAAGTTATCACAAGAACAATATAAGCTATTGTGTAGGCTACACTCTAAGTATTATAAGCACAACTATCACGAGCCTTGCAGTTGCAACCCTAAAAGGCTTGTGCAATGGATTGCAGAAATAGACAAGATATATGATTAAGAACGTACACAAGTGGGAGAAAGCTGTAATACTATTGCTAAACGCTGATGGTTGGGATTTAAAACATACTGGCAAAGGCTTTGAACATTATGACGCTATCGGCACATCTCCTAAGGGCAAAGAAGTTGTAATAGAATTTAAGTTTAGAAACAAATACTACAAAGAAAAATTGCTTGAGGTTTACAAGTACAACAAGTTAATTGATACTGGTAGGATAGCTTTATACTTTGTTAATGACCCTAAAGGCAATTATATGTTCTGGCTTAACAGCCTCAAGGACTTAAAAGAACAAGAAATGTACTGCCCAGATACTACACTATGGACTAAAAAGAAAGTACTAAAGCCTTGTTATTTGATTGACGAGAGCCACGCTTCTATAATAAATTTAAACGAATTTAAGAAGTAGAGTAAAAGTTTTTGTAAATAAAATGTTTATAATTCGTTTATAATTACTATATTTGAATAAACAATAACAAAACAATTATGAAAAATTACATTAAAGAACAAATTAAGCAAGTAGAAAAGGAAATGTATAGAGCAGTTGATTTAGGGAATTATTCTTATTCACAAGCATTATATTTTGATGACTTACTGCCATTAATAAAAACTCTAAAAAGATTAAAATAAAAAACAAAGGGGGGTGTAAAAACCCCTTTAAAACAAAAACAATGAAAACACTTACAGAAACAGAAAAGGCTTGGATAACTATGATGGTTCAAGCCTATGGAATGAACGAGCAAACTGCTTTATCTTATATATTAAACAAATGAGAACGCAGCTTGACGACTTACGCAAAGAGCTAAAGCAAATAGATGCTATATTGTATTACGATAGTTACAAGAAATCTTTAACCAAAGAAAAAAAGATAGAGTTGGAAAACAGAGCATCACACATTAGAAGCATAATAATAAACATACAATAGAATGAAAAAGACAAAAACTGGACTACATATAGAAACACGCAAAAATAGAATAGAGGTTTACACCCAAAAAGAGTTGGAAGCCTTAGAGCGTAAAAAAGAACGCCAAAGAGAAATAATTATACAAGGTGCTATAATATTTATGTTAGCGGTGTGTGTGGCTTTTGGTTACTTAATTGGTTCTGCGAGTTAGTATGGACTTACTGCAAAAACAACAATACGGATTGTGGTACTCATTTCTTATAGAAAAACTTATTGACTGGAAAGAAGAAAAACCAAACAACAAAGATTTAAAGAACTGTGTAAAAGCTATCACAGAAATAGGAATACTCTCAAGCCAGTTAATTACAGAAGTAGAGATACTAACAAAGAAAGTAGATTTAATAAGAAACGAAAAAAACAAAGAGATACAAAAACTAAAACAAGAACTAAAACAATATGAAATCTAAAATAAGATTATTAGACAATAAGTACTACGACAAAGCAGAACTGCTTAAACGTATGGAAGATGACACTTTTTACTATGGGGAACTGAATACCCTTGCGCTTAGTAGTAGTAGCCTTAAACAGCTTCTATCAAGTCCTAAGACGTATAACTTTAGCTTGAAGTATGGGAGTGGGGATAGCGCAGCTTTAAGAGCTGGTGCTTTGTTTCATTGGGCAATACTTGAACCAGAGAAGTTTGCCTCACAAAAGTTTGTAGAGGTACAGAGCAGAAACACAAAGAAGTTTAAAGAAGCTGTGGCAGAGTTTGGAACTGTTTACACCGCTAAGGAAAGAAGCGAAACAGAAAGGCTTGTAGATGCGTTCTATCGCAACGAACACGCTAAGGAACTAATAACTAAGGCAGAGTTTGAGATACCAGCAATAGACAACGTATTAGGTATGCCATTCAGAGGCAAGGCAGACGTATTAGGGGAGAATAGAATTTGCGACATCAAGACTACAACAAACATAAAGGACTTTAGCTGGAGTGCTAACAAGTACGGATATGATGTACAATGCTATTTATATTGTAATCTATTCAACAAAGAATATAAAAACTTTCAGTTCCTGGTATTAGACAAAGGTAGCTTAGATATAGGTATCTTTAACTGCTCAGAAGAATTTTATTACAGAGGCGAACAGAAAGTAGAGAAAGCACTTGACTTATACAACAAGTTCTTTATAGAGGGTGCAGACTTAGATAACTATTGCTTAACTGGAGAATTATGAAAATAGAAGAAAAAATAAAATTTTTAAATAAAAATACGCCAATAGTTAATACTTTCAATAAAGATACTGTTGTTAATTGTATGCATTGTAATCAAACTTATTATGCTTATGAATGTAGCATAGAAGATGATAAAATTTTATGCAAAGATATAATTAATTGTGATGGCTCAATTATAGATTGGATTGTTAAAAACAAAAAAAAATCAATTTCAACTAATAAGAAAACTAATAACAAAAATAATAAAAAAATTAAATTTATCCCAGCAGATGAACACACGATGACTTATAAAGTAAGGGGTAATACACCAAGACCATCTGCCGCAAGAAACTATATGTGGCTAAAGCATAACAAAAAATGGAACGCAATTTATAAAAAAAATGAAAGCAAAAAAACACACACAGATACAAAGAATACTTAGACTTGAAAACATAGTTGCCCAAATGTATGTAAAGTTAGAGGCACTAAAACTAATAATAGACAAAGACAATGAAAAAGAGAAGTCAGAGGATTGATTACATAAGCGGAACAGAAACCGCCTACACAATGACAGAACAAGAGGAGTTAGCCTATGAAGAACAAAAGGCTGGTGTGTATGACGAGCCAAACAGAAAAGAAATGCCAGTATTTAGCGGAGTACTTAAATACTTCCCAGATGCAATAAGAGAAGTAGCTAAAACCTCTTGGATAGGAAACCAACAACACCACCCTAACAAACCCTTACATTGGGATAGGTCAAAGAGTGGCGATGAGTTAGATGCTTTAACAAGGCACTTAATGGAAGCTGGAGAGATAGACACAGATGGAATAAGACACTCAGCAAAGGTATGCTGGAGAGCCTTAGCAAACTTACAAAAAGAATTAGAAGAAAATGGGGAAGCACCCCTAAGTGAATATAACTTAAACAAAGAACAATGGTAATACATAACGAAATATTCTGCACTTACAGAATGGAACAAGAAAAAATAAAGGAAGCGATACAACTTCTAAAAGAAAACGGATACATTATACACAAGAAAGAAGAAGTATGAAGATACTAAACTTATACGCTTGTTTAGGTGGTAATAGATATAAATGGGATGAAGTAACAGACGTTGAGGTTACTGCTGTTGAGTGGGATGAGGAACTGGCAAGATTATACCAGGAACGCTTCCCACAAGACACAGTAATAGTAGCAGATGCACACCAATACTTATTAGACCACTATAAAGAGTTTGATTTTATCTGGAGTAGTCCACCTTGCCCAAGCCATAGTAGAGCAAGAGGATGGAATACAAAACTTGAAACCAAATACCCAGATATGAAGCTGTATGAAGAAATAATAATGCTTGAAACAGTTGCAAAAGGAGAAAACCCAAGATTTAAAGGGAAGTATGTAGTAGAGAATGTTATACCTTACTACCAACCTTTAGTGCCAGCACAAAAAAGAGGCAGACATTTGTACTGGACTAATTTTATGCTGCCTTTAAATATAAACGAAAGAGCAAACCCACAAATAGGACACACTAAAAATGAGGTAGATGCTTTTTCAGAATTTCACGATTACAACTTTAGGCAATACAAAGGGAAGCAACCGATGAACAAAATAGCAAGGAACTTAGTAGATTATGAAGCTGGCAAGACAATACTTGAAACAGCGATAGGAGTAATAACAAAACAAAATGTAAAACAAACAGAACTATTTTAATATGAACTTAGACGAATTAATAAAAGAACTAAACAACCTTTACGGATTTGATATAACACAAAGAGTAAGACAAAGACAATACTCTTACGCAAGAAAGGTATATTGTAAACTGGCTAAAGAAGCTGGACACACATTACAATTATTAGGCAGTAAGGTAGGTATATCACACGACTGCGTACTATATCACAACAGAACTTTTAATACAGTAACACACAGCGATAAAGTAATCTTTAACAAAATAGTTAGACAGTTTAGATTGAATGTTGATTTATGCAAAATGCCAAGAAAGAAAAAGGTGGTTAAAAAAATACCTAAGCAAGTCAAAGCACAAGACCTTTTACTAATAGACGAAATAACAGAAGTGCTAAAGAAATGGGAAACTGAAAACCTTATGCAGTTTATAAGCACAAGGCTTATGCCATACGATAAGCTAATAAAAGCTACAAAGCCACAGATACGACCTCAAAAGATAGAAGGTGCTAAACTAAAAAGACAAGTTAAAAACCCAGTACTGTGCTAAAAAAAAATAAGTTTGTTTATATATTAGTAACTTGAATAATCAAGTTTTTTCAAGATTTAAAGATATGAGTAAAAATTATGGTGGCGCAAGACAAGGTGCTGGTAGAAAGCCAAAGGCACAAGAGCAAAAGCTTATAGAACGCTTAGACAATATAATAGACAAAGACGAAGCGATAGAAACATTAGGTAAGTTAGTAGCCAAAGGCGATATGAGAGCCTTACAGACCTATTTAAGCTATCGTTACGGAAAGCCAAAGGAAAGTATGGACATTAATAGTTCGGAAGGCTTAAACATCAATTTTAGAGATTTAATTAAGTTCGTTGATTGAGGTAAAGAAAAAATATATGCCTATTATTGAAAACGATAGTAGGTACTTTATTGTGAGTGGTGGGCGTGGTTCTGGGAAGTCATTTTCAGTAAACGCCCTTTTAGTTATGCTTACCTATGAAGCTGGACACGTTATACTATTCACACGCTACACGCTAACCTCAGCATACATCTCAATTATACCAGAGTTCTTAGACAAGTTAGAGCAGTTTGGCTCAATAGAACATTTCCACATTACTAAGGATGAGATAATAAACAAAAAAACTGGTAGCAAGATAATATTTAGAGGTATAAAGACATCAAGCGGTGACCAGACAGCAAACCTTAAATCTCTGCAAGGTATAACCACTTGGGTAGTAGATGAAGCTGAGGAACTAACAGACGAGCAGAAGTTTGACACCATAGACCTAAGTGTAAGGCAACAAGGTAAAGCCAATAGAGTAATACTGATATTAAACCCCACAACCAAAGAACACTTTATATACAGACGTTTCTTTGAGGAACGAGGGGTACAAGAGGGAAGCAATACACAAAAAGAAAACACTACCTACATACACACCACCTACATAGATAACATAGACAACCTATCTAAAAGCTACATAGACCAAATAGACCAGATGCGTAAGCGCAGACCAGAGAAGTACAAACAACAAATGCTTGGTGCTTGGATGTCTAAAGCTGAGGGTGTTATATTTAGCAACTGGAGTATCGGAGAGTTTAGAAGAACAAGCGTAAGTGTGTGGGGTCAAGATTATGGCTTTGCAGCAGACCCAAGTACTTTAGTTGAGGTAAACATAAACACCAGCACCAAAACAATCTATTTAAAGGAATGTTTTTACTTGCCAAGACTAACAACATCACAAATAGCAGAACTAAACCTTAAACACGCTAACAGCGGTTTGATTGTAGGGGATAGCGCAGAGCCAAGACTACTAAGCGAAATAAAAGCAAAAGGGTGTAACGTAAAGCCAAGCATAAAAGGTCAAGGAAGTGTAACATACGGAATAAGCCTACTACAAGACTATGACTTGGTCGTAAGTCCAGACAGTACAAACCTCATCAAAGAACTAAACAACTACCGCTGGTTAGAACGCAAAAGCAACACACCAATAGACAAGTACAATCACTTAATAGATGCCATTAGATACGCTGTTGGCTACCAGTTACAAAACCCAAATAGAGGTAAGTATATAGTTCACTAAAATAATTTAAAATTGTTTATATATTAATAAGTAAAGTAATATGAAAGTTAATCTAAGAATACCAACAAGCCTTAACGAGATAACCTTAGGACAATACCAGGAGTTTGCTAAGTTAGACGGAACGCTTGAGGACACACACGATACAGCGATACAACTTAAGATTGTAGAGATATTTTGTAAAGTGCCAGAGATAGTAGTACGCAATATGAAAGCCACAGACATAGCTGAGGTATGCGAGATTATCAATACTATGTTTAACACTAACCACCAGCTAATAAATAAATTCAGTTTAGGCGGTGTAGATTATGGCTTCATACCAGAGCTTGACGATATGACTTTCGGAGAGTATATGGACTTGGACACTTTCATAGGCGATAACGATAATTTACACAGAGCAGTAAACGTACTATTTAGACCAATAGAACACAAACGAGGCACAAGGTACACAATAAAGGAATATGATGCAGACATAAGCGAGAATGCTAAGGACTTTCCCTTAGATGTAGTATTAGGTGCTATTGTTTTTTTTTACAGTTTAGGCAAGGACTTATCGATGGTTATGCTGAACTCTTTGGACACGAAGAACGAGAAGGCTTTAGCACAGCATCTAATTTCACAACCAAATGGGGATGGTTCAATGCACTCTATGGAATCGCTCAAGGCGATATTACAAGATTTAAAAATATCACTGAACTAAACGTACACCAGTGCTTAACATATTTAGAATACACAAAAGAGAAAAACGATATAGAAGCAGCACAGATTAAAAACAAATTCAAATAAAATGAGCCAACAAGGAATAAGGGGTTTTTACCAAATAACAGAAACAATAGAAACACAGCTTTTAGCGGATGTGAATGTAAATACAGTTACAACTGGCGATATCTTCGACATTGACTTATCTAAGCAAAGCATATTTCCTTTGGCACATATTATTGTAAACTCTGTTACACTACAAGAGCAAGTGATTTCTTTTAACATTACTGTTATGGCTATGGATATTGTAGATGAAAGCAAGGATGCTACTACTGACATCTTTAGAGGCAACAACAACGAACAAGATGTACTTAACACACAATTAGCGGTAATTAATAAATTAGTAATGGTGCTTAGACGAGGCACACTATACAGCGACAAATTTCAGCTTGAAGGCGATGCATCACTTGAGCCATTTTACGAAAGGTTTGATAATAGACTTGCTGGGTATGCTGCAACTATGGACATAATAATACATAACGATATTACTATATGTTAGCAGATGAATATTTAAGGGATGAGCTAAACAAGTTCGCTAAGTACGTTATACAACAATCACGAAGCAACTTAACTAAAGGCAAAAAGAACGCATCTAAGGAACTTTACAACTCTTTGGGTTACCAAGTATCACAAAGCGCACAGACAACGTCCTTAGCGTTTAATATGGCTGACTACGGCAAATTCCAAGACAAAGGGGTAAGCGGAACAGAAAAGAAATACAACACGCCTTACAAGTACACTAACAAGATGCCACCTACTAAGTCTTTAGACAGTTGGGTAGTTAGAAAGGGAATAGCACCAAGAGGGTCTGGTGGTAAGTTCGCAAAGCGTGAGGGTATAAAGTTTGCAATAGCAAAGTCGATTAAAAAGAGAGGTATAAGACCAAGTTTGTTTTTTACCAAACCATTCGAGGCAGCTTTTAAAAGATTACCAGACGAGTTAGTAGAGGCTTACTCAATAGGCTTAGAGAAACAAATACAAGTAAACATTAACAAGAGATGAGCAAGATAAACGTAAGAAGTCCGTACTACATAACTACTGGCACAGTAACAAACCTAACAAGCACACAGCTTGAGTTGTATATCTATCAAGGCACACAGACAGCAAGAGGCACACGCATCTACCTTTTAAATTCGTTTGCAGTTAATAAAGTATGTACTTTTGAAATATCGGAACTTATAAGGGATTACTTTACTAATGTATTTGATGGCGATTACTCAACAGACATTTGGTGGGTAGATTATAGAACAACTCAATTTGTACAAGGCGAAGCGCAGACCACAAGCGGTTACACACTACTTAAAGCGTTTTTTGGTTATGGTTTTTTTGAGGATGGTGCGCAAAACACAGTTTTAACCCCAAGCTCTACTACTACAATAAACAACCAAGCGGTACTACAATCAAACACCAAGATAGTTAAGTTAGACGATGCACCAGCAGTCATAGCAGTAGATACGTCTTTAGCAACACAAGTAACATACCAGCTTAACGGACAACAAGTTTACACTAAGGCAATAAGCACAAGCACCAACAGTAACGCACAAATAGAATACGTTACAAGCGGTATAAATGGCTCAGACGAGTTTGAGGATAGAGTTATACAAGATAACGGAACTTTTGAGGGTAGCGACTGCCTTACAGCCTTTGAGGGCGAATACACGCTATTTGACTTTGACACTATTTTAGTAGATAGTTCTACTGGCGTTACAAAGCTAACAGTAACAAACGAAAGCGAGTGTAAGTTTACGCCTTACAAAATTACGTTTATAAACAAGTACGGAACGCTACAAGACATCTGGTTTTTCAAGCGCACAAACGAAACGCTAACAACCAAAACAGAGAAGTTTAAAAAGAATATAATCAGCGGTGCAAGTTACAGCATAAGCAACCACCAAGACAAGACACTAACTAAAAATGGTAAAGAGAAACTAACCTTAAACACTGGTTACTACCCAGAGGCTTACAATGAGGTTTTTAAAGAGATGCAACTAAGCGAGGATTGTTGGATTGAGATAGAATCTAAGACCTTACCGATACAAGTAACAAGTAGTTCATTTGCTTACAAGACACAACTAAACGACAAGATAATAAATTACACAATAGAAATAGAGTTTGCTTTTGACACCATAAACAACATACGCTAAATGCAGATACTTGAGTTATACATAAGGGATGGTATAAGATACTATGGCAATGCTACATCTACCTCAGCTGATAACTTAGTAGATGCTAACGCTAATTTTACTGGTACTGTTGAGGTAGGTTATATTGTTTTTAATGAACCTCACACTTACCAGCATTCCTTTCTCGTTAGTCTTGTTGACGAGATTGTCT